CTAAGAACAGGAGCTGGTAATGCGTCAACTCAGTCTGACCTCACACTTACCCGGATTAGTGTCTCCACCTACGCCACAATCCCAAACAAGTTGGCTCAAGCAAGACCGATACAAATTTACATCAGCCGCAACTCTGGAGCCACGTACCCCGCCACCAGCAGTTATTCTCCAGGTGCAAACGCACACCCCCAATTCACAGTTTGGCCTATCCCTGACCAAGGCACTGAAGCCTCGCCGTACTATCAAGTAGTCTACTGGCGTATGCGCCGAGTACAGGATGCAGGGGATGGATTACAGACTCCTGATATGCCGTTTAGGTTTCTTCCCTGTATTACAGCAGGGTTAGCGTATTACATAGCCCAGAAGATTCCTGAAGGGTTGGAAAGGCTTCAGATATTAAAAGCTTCTTATGAAGAGCAGTGGAATTTTGCCGCTGGTGAAGACCGTGAAAAAGCTGCGGTTCGTTTTGTGCCACGTCGGATGTATCTAGGCAATACTGGGAGCTTCTAATGCCCAATCAGTTTGCCTCTGGTAAATATGCTATCGCGCAGTGCGATAGGTGTAACTTCAGATTTAAGCTGAAGCAGTTAAAGTCGTTGGTGATTAAGACCAAGAATGTCAACATTCTTGTCTGCCCTGAGTGCTGGGAACCAGATCAACCGCAGCTACAGCTTGGTATGTACCCTGTGTATGACCCTCAAGCCATACGCAACCCACGAGTAGATTCTAATTCCTATAGGCAAGCTGGATTTAATGGTTTGCAAGTTGAACCTGTGAATGATGACTCTAGCATTGATGAGCTAGGTACGATTACAATGGGTAGTCGAATTATTCAGTGGGGTTTTAACCCTGTAGGTGGTTCAAGATCTTTTGATGCTGCGCTTACCCCAAACGATTTAGTAGCGCAGGGTTTGGTTAATTCTGTCACCGTATCGTAGGAGCAAATGATGGATAAGAAAGACTTAGCGCAGGACAAAAAGATGATTGCTGGTGCAGTGCATAAGCACGAGAAAGCCAAGCACAAAGGTCAGCCGCTGACCAAACTTGCCAAAGGTGGCAAGACTAATGCAAACATGCTGAAGATGGGGCGCAACCTTGCCAAGATTGCCAATCAAAATCAGTCTTCGTTCACCTACAAAAACTCTGGCAGGGGGCGATAATGAAACAAGTTAAACCCTTCAACCAACCTAAACCCGCGCCGACTCCAAAGTCTACGGATGCAAAACCCAAGACTTCTGGTATTAAGATTCGCGGTACTGGAGCAGCAACCAAAGGCGTAATGGCTAGGGGACCGATGGCGTGAACTATACGGAGTTGAAAAAGGCAATCCGAGGGTATGTCGAGAACGACTTCCCGACGATTACTTTTACTGATTCGGTTACGACGTTTACGTCGGACGAGCAGCTTGCCGTATTTGTTAAACAAGCTGAGCAGCGCATCTTTAATGCAGTTCAGCCACCTATCTTCCGCAAAAGTGTCATTGGTGTTTTTGATGCGGATAATCCTTACCTCACTTGCCCTACTGACTTTCTTTCTCCCTTCAGTCTTGCTGTAATTAATTTGACGACAGGGCGGCGTGATTTTCTGTTGAATAAAGATGTTGAATTTATTCGTGAGGCATACCCTATCCCCACGTCAACAGGTCGCCCTCGTCACTACGCATTATTTGGCCCGATGGTAAACGGTGGTGTTATTACCAATGACATATCAATTATTGTTGGGCCGACTCCAGATTTAAACTACCAAGCTGAGCTTCACTATTTTTACTACCCAGAGTCTATTGTTACTGCGGGTACTTCTTGGCTTGGTGAGAATTTTGATACGGTGCTGTTTTATGGCGCACTCCAAGAGGCGTATACATTTATCAAAGCTGAGCCTGACATGCTTGGCAGGATAGATTCGCAGTACAAAGAAGCCCTTGCACTGTTCAAACAACTTGGTGATGGTAAAGATCGCCGTGATACTTATCGTGACGTACAAGTACGTTACCCTGTGAGGTAGTATGGCAATCTACCAGACGATGTGCACAAGTTTTAAGGCAGAAGTTGCCCAAGGCTTGCACAACTTTACAAGGACTACGGGAAATGTATTTAAGCTCGCCTTGTACGTCGCAACTGCCGATCTCAGTGCTAGTACCACCGTTTACACATCCTCTGGTGAAGCCAGCGGAACCAATTACACCGCTGGAGGTATTGCGCTCACGAACATTACACCAACAACGTCAGGAACGACAGGCTATTGGTCATTTGATAACGCTACGTTTACTAATGTAACGCTTTCCTGCGCGGGTGCGCTGATCTATAATTCCACCAATCAAAACCGAGCTGTTTGTGTTTTAAGTTTTGGTAACACTATTGTGAAGTCAGCGTCTGATCTGATAATCACTTTCCCTGCTCCGGGGGCTACGGATGCTGTTTTGAGGATAACTTGATGGCGACAGTATTTACGACAAAAGGTGATATGGATGAGTCCCTGCTTGAAAAACGCGAGGGAAACATTGACAACGACAATGAGTACACAACATGGGTTGAGTATTGGCATGAAGGAGAATTGGTCCATCGTTCTGCTCATGTTACTTTAAAGCAAATGCCGAGTTTTATTGGCGGTGAAGCCGCATCTTTTTAGGAGCCTGACATGGCAAATACACAATCTATGTGCACTTCGTTTATGGGCGAGCTAATGACAGCAACCCATAACTTTGGCACGGCCCCGATTAGGGCGGCAACTACAGCAGATACGTTTAAGGGTGCTCTATATCTTGCTTCGGCAACTTATAACGCATCGACCACTGCGTATAGTGCTACGGGTGAAGTTTCTGGAACAAACTACACGGCTGGTGGAGTTACGGTAACCAACGCTACAGCACCAACTGCAACTAATTCTTCTGCTACGGCAGGAGTAGCGTACTGGACTCCAAGTGCTTCGCTTACGTATTCTAACGTAACACTTTCTACAGCTTTTGATGCGGTGCTTATTTATAATAGCTCGCAGTCAAATAAAGCAGTCAGTGTTCATACGTTTGGTTCGCAGACAATTACGGCTGGTACGTTTACGCTGACAATGCCTTCCAACACGACTAGCACTGCGTTGTTGCGTTTGTCCACGACCTAATTTCTTTTTAGGGGAACCCCGTGGCTAACTTTGGCTGGGGTGATAATCCGTGGGGTTACGACGGTTGGGGTGGCGTTGGTGTTGACGTTGCGCTAACAGGCGTTGCTGCGTCTGGTGCAGTTGGGTCAGTCACAGAAACTAATAACCCCACTGAGAACGGAAATGTAGCTACAGGTTCCGTTGGGTCTGTCACTACCTCACGTACGGTAGCCCTGACGGGAGTCAGCGCGTCTGGCGCGGTAGGAAGCGTAACTGAAACAATTAATCCGACTGAAGATGGTGTTGTAGCTACAGGTAACGTTGGGTCTGTTACTTCTAATATCTCTGTCACCCTATCCGGTGTTGCTGCATCCGGCGCTGTTGGTTCTGTTACTGCTTCTCCTTCTGTTGCTCTCTCCGGTGTCAGTGCATCAGGCGCGGTTGGTGATGTTGTCTTTAATTATCAGTTAGCTGGAGTTGCTGCTTCCGGGGCGGTAGGTACTGTCACAGTTGCTGAACGTCAAATTGCTTTGACGGGTGTTGGGGCTACGGGCACAGTTGGCGATGTTGTCTTTGCTTTCCCTCAAGATTTAACAGGCGTTGCTGCGGCTGGCGATGTTGGAACTATTACTCCTTCCTTGACACTCGCCCTGTCTGGTGTTGCTGCTTCTGGCGCAGTTGGTGATGTAACAGAGCAAAATAATCCAGCCGAAGATGGCGTGGTTGCCACAGGCGAAGTTGGATCTGTCACTACTTCCCGATCTGTTGCTATCTCTGGCGTTGCTGCTTCTGGGGCTGTTGGTAACGTTGAATTTACTAAGGTAGCTTCTTTAACAGGGGTAGAGGCTACTGGACAAGTAGGGTCTGTTGGTAAGACAATTACTATTAGTTTGTCGGGTGTTGTAGCTAGCGGGGATGTCGGTTCGGTAGGGTTTGGGTTTAGTCAGGCTCTATCTGGCGTAGCAGCTTCTGGGACTGTTGGCACAGCAGGAGTTACTCGTGAACGTGATATAAGTGGCGTTGGGTCGAGTGGTGCAGTTCAACCATTCCCTAATGTTATACCGTTCAGCGGGGTCGCTGCCTCTGGTAATGTAGGGTCTGTTGGTGTATTGTACTGGGGTTTAATTGACACCTATGAAGATGCTCAATGGAATGATGTAGGTAACTATCA